GGAACGAGTCGTAAGTCACTCGCCGTATCGGATAACCATAGGAACGCAATTCATAGACAAGACTACGCACATCGGCAAACTGTATCTCCCCACCTTTTGGAGGCTTGATGCGGAGCATAAATTCAATTACAATAATCGGTGCTTTCATCGTGTATTCTATACCTTCTTCATTCCTGCGGGTTACTGCCTTGTATCCCTGCACATAGCCCATTGCAAAGCCAGTACTATCACCAGAGTACGAAAGGTCGGCATGAACAAAACGTGGCTTGCTCTTCAAGAAGCTAAGCTCCCTCTCCAGTCTTTTCCTTTCTTCTCCTACTGCTGAATCTATCTGTTTCTTGAGTCGTGGTATCCGCAACTTATCCATCAAGAACACACCTTTATCCTGAAGCGTGCTCTCCTCCAGTGAAAACGGATGCTCAAGCCCTATCTCTGCTCCTTTACTCAGTGCCTCAACCACTTTACTTCTATAGCGTATGTACGGTCTGATGGTCAAGGTCGGTCTGCCAGCAAAGTCTCGTATCGCCGCATCAATGTCCCCTTCAAAGTCCTTCCTGAACTCCCCGGGTATCTCAAGCAATGGCAGGTTCTTCTCCTCTGCCTTAGCATATTCCTCTTCATTTTCTATGATGCGTGGTGCTTCTGTACCATCTCCTAACGAAATCCAAAACTTCTTCCCTGTCCACCTATCAGCAGGGAGCGTATCCCACTGAGCATATCTCCTCGTGAATATCGTTGGGTCATCTTCCGCATCCTTGAGCCGGCGTTCCGTATAATCCTCTGGGTATCGACTTGACGAAATCTGGAGCAGTATCCCGGGCAATTTCCCTTTCTTCATAAACCTTGACTTCATACGCCTTATCAGTGACTTCTGTAGGCTATCCGCTTGGTCATACTTACCGTTGGTCGTAGTTCTGGCCTTACTGTTCTCTATCACGGACATGAAGTTCACTTCGTCCATGACTCCACCAAATACGTTGTAACCAATAACACCACTGTCTCCTGCTGTGGCTGGGAACAACCATACATTATTCGGGAACCTGAGTTCATTGTTCCAAGGACCATACGGGTACTTCTCGACAAAGTACGGACTGGCATGAATCTTATTCTTTATGCCTTGGAACACAATCTTCTTGGCATTATCCCGTGTAACCCCAACATTGAGCAAAACAATGACAGACCCCTTCATCAAGCCATAGACTTTCTGGGGGTCTCTCAAACAAGAAATCTCATACAACATCCGACAAGTCGCTATCTCAGCAAAGGTTGACTTACCCCAACCAATGGCTCCTGTCAAAACAGCCTCTACATAGTCACCGTCAAATAACTCTTCAAGGTCATCAAGCAAACGTGGGAACACTTGTCCTTCCAAGCCAAGGTACTGGGGACTTTCAATGAACTCCCTCGTCTTCACTGGAACATACTTATACGTATAGCCCATCAGATTTTGCAGAATCTCTACTTCATTACCTTCGTTGTCACGCAGAATCTGCATCAGCATTTCAATATCATTTCTCGTGAACCCCAACGTTAGCTCGTCAAGACTCTGGACTATACGTCTATCCTCCAGTGCCAATGAACTCATGTCCTATCCCTCCAACTTTAACGGCAATACTACTCTTAGCATATTCGAATCTTTGAAACTGGACAGTGGCAGAGCCTCTTCCATTGGCATATGCTCACCCGTTGCATTATCTGCCAGTACTACAAATGGCTGATACAAACGACTAAGGTCTATGCCAAGTGTACTCACCACAAAATCTGTGACCTTCTGTGGGTCTACACTATCCTCAACGTCTATTTCCATTCTGCCACCTAACGATACAATAACAGTTACTTTCTTCTCCTCAGCCATATACATTCTCCTATCCCTGCAAGAGTGCAAGCAGTTCTTTTTTACTCGCTCGTCTGTTGAACGTAATCCCGGCTTTCTCAAGCTCAACTGTTATCTCGGCCTTAGTCAGCTTTTCAGGTGGAATCGGAGCAACAGGCTTCTTCACTTTAGCCTTAGCCTTCGCATCTGCTTTACGAGCTTTCCTCCATGCCTTCAAAATCTCCTCATGCATTGACGTTCTCCTCCTTTTTCTTTTTCTTTGCAACTATATCCCGCATCGTTTTCCAATAGCTGGGATACCACTGCACCTTAACATAATCCTCCAGCTTAATCGGAGTGGCTTCACCATAAGCAAGGACCAACTCTGGCTCTATCACCTCAACCATTTTCTCAAACCCTGCGATGAACAATTCCCTGACCTCCTTCGGTCTGTTTGCCCCTACAGTCGAGATGGCTACTATGCTTCCCTTCTCTATCCCAGCAAAGCAGAACTCATAACTCCTCTCGTCTGCCCAAGTTACAGATGGCAGTACTTCTATGCCATTACTCTGCCAATAGCAACCAATCCACCTACTACGATACGTATTCCAAACCTGTAACACTTTCGGGTACTCAGCATACAGACTAAAATCTGGTGTCAATGCCCTACCTGTCTTCTTGACTAAGGACAAAGTCTGCACTGGCCTAGTCCATACGTGTTCAAAGTGATAATCGTCAACGAAGAAATGTACAGCACCCTTCTTCATATCTACATCCCCACTCACACGTTGCTTGACAGGCAATAACCACTCTGGAACAAAGTAGTCTTTTCGTAAAGTCGGGATACCATAATCATTGTCAATGCCAAACAGGTTGAACGTATTCAGTGCATCAAAATTCCCGGGCAACCTTTTCCAACTATTCACTGTTCTCATCTATCTTTATCCCTGCCAATCTCTGTTGCTCTTTCTTGGCATTATCACTGAGTACCAGAAACGGACATGCCTTGCCATCAAAGAATACAGAATCAGGTATCCCATTCGGGTACTTTTCACAACTAGCCTTGTCAGTGACTTTCATCCCTTTCAAAGACTTCTCGTGCACCTTTACACATTCATAACACTTTGTTTCCTTTTCTTTCAACCTTTCTTCATACCTTCGTCCTTGGAATTTCTTTTACTTTTAGTTCATACCAGCTCTACTTTACTTCCATCTCGTTTTACTATTATTCTTGTCAGAATTTT